ATTATTAATATGGACAATGATTTGTTCATTAAATTGGGCATGCAACCCTCTGGTAATTTAGGTACTGCTGAGAATAATTGTCTTCGTAATGTTATTATGCAGATGTATACATGGTATAAACATGAAGTGCTCAGGGAATATGACTTTTTTGAGTATGTGTTACCTCGAGTTTACGGAGATGATTTGGCCATGGCAGTTAGACGTTCTGTTAGACGTTGGTTTAACATGCCTTATTTTGTTTGGGCATGTAAAGAATATTTTAATATGGAGGTCACTTCTGCAAATAAGACTGCTTGTGCTGATAATTTTTTGCGCATTTTAGATTTCTCTTTTTTGAAGAGAACTTTTTCTAAATTTTATAATGGCAAATACATTGGCAAATTGGATTTGAATTCTATTTTTAAGACTGTTGAGTGGCGTATGCCATCTGGGTCTATTACGGTAGCTGAGCAAGATGAATCGACATTTGTTTCCGTGATGTGGGAGTTGTTTTTCCACTGCCAAGATTAAGCTCAGTATGAACGATTTAGAAATGAAATCAAATCCTGGCTCGTTGTGCGACATGGTGGAGAAGAAAGTGATTATTCTATCCATAGTTATCAGCAGATTTATAAGTCAATTTGGCCAGATGAGAAGTGTTCCTCAGACAATCCTAATTCTGACACTTTGTGGGAGTGCGAAGCGAAGGAGAGATTATCTGAGATGAAAGGAGGGCCTTTGAGCTCATTTAGTCCCGTATGCGCCTTAAAAGCAAATGGGGATTCTCCCGTTCTCGATACCGTTTTTGTCGACGGGTCGGTACGAACTAAAATTACCCGACAAGCTAGCATAGAACAAAGAGATAGCATTTTACGAGAATTGTCAGTATTGAAGTCTAGAATGGAGGAGATAAATCTTTTGCTTGATGAAAAAGAATTTGATAGATCAAACGTAACTACTGTTTGGGCCTATAAGTTTAATCCCCAGATGCAACAATTCAATATTGATATTGATCAGAGACGGATGGATTTAATGTGTGAGAAGAATGATGTACAGAAGACTATACAATTCTATGAGCAATATTTGTGGGCTCATATGGATCTTGTCTCTCAAGCCCAATCAGAAGAAGGGTCTGTTGATATGTCTAAAGTCGATATCCACGAGAATATATTGGACATTGGTGGTGAGGACTCATTTTTTACTCACGCCGGAGCTAGTAAAGGACCCAAGATTGGGCAAGATGAGGTGTTGCGCATAGAGAAATTTTTGGAAAGACCTGTTAATTTGCAAGCAGTATCTATTCCTCTTAGTACATATCACGACTTTCAGTTGAAGTTGTGGGATGTTTTATCTTTGAACCCTGCGAATCGAGCCAAATTGCGCAATTTTGCATACTTTCGTGGAGACATAATGGTTAGGATTGCTATTTCAGGCTCCCCTTTTCATAGAGGAAAGTTTTTGATCTCATATCAGCCGTATCCACAGAGGAATGATACATTGAAAGCGCATCATTTAAACTTGACGGCTCTTGGCGTAGCAGCTGCTGATTATAGGCCCCTGATGTTGAATTATTTGTCGCAGTCTCCAGGAGCTATTACTATTGATGTTAAAGAGAATAAACCAGTTGAATTTCGTGTTCCTTTTATTTCTAGTAAATCTATGCACAGATTATTTAATAATCAGTCAACTGTTATTTAAGCAACTACGTCTTTTGTTGATTTTGCTGAAGCATGCACTCTTTATATATGGAATATCACGCCTATTACGGCTGCAACTGCTTCGCCTACTCCTATTACCATGCAAGTTTATGCCCATTTTGTTGATGTTCACTTGGGAACCACCACAGGTACTCATATGGAAATAAAGACTGAAGCGCGAGATGAGAGGCGTTCTGGTCCTGTTGAACGTATGTCTTCATCATTGGCAACTGTTTCGAGAGCTTTGTCTTCAGTTCCCTTTTTGGGTGAAATAGCAATGGCCAGTAGCCTCATATTTGAGGGTATTTCAGGTATTGCGGCCTGGTTTGGATGGTCACGCCCTACAATGATAAGCGGAATCAACTATGTCAAGAATCGGCCTTTTGCTAGCTCCTCTCAGACTATTGGAGCAGAGTCCATTGAAAAGACATCATGGGATCCGTTACAAGAATTGACTGTGGATCCTCGTGTTACAGGTGTGGAAGTTGACGAGATGTCTATTACGCATCTATGTGGTATTGAGACTTTCTTGTATACATTTGATT